TCTTGGTTAATTATCGTTCCAGATAGACAATAAGCCGGAACGTCAACACCAACTAATGGTCTGTTTACTTCAAGCATTTTTTCAATCGCATAACTATCAAGGGACATGTCAGAATCAATGTAAAGCACAGCAGAGTAATTGACTACTCCATAATTTAATTCCGTGCAATCCTCACCCCAGTGGTGGCCGCTTGTTACCCTGTTTCGTTGCGCAAATTCTCGTATTAAATTTCTTCCAGTTTCAATTCGAATCCAGCGATTACCAGAATCAACTTTTGCTTGCATGTCGTTTATTGAGTACGTCCAATAGTCGCCATTGACTTCACGGAGAGCATCAATAACTTCTGCAAATGGCTCTATCCCTCGATTGTCTAATTCAAATGCAGAGAACCACTTAACATTTGGGAACTTTTTACAAATCTCCACCCTGTCGGCAAGCCAGCTCATGTGCTCTTTTGCGTCACACTTCCAAGCAACCAATGGTGTGCCAATTACAAAATGCTTTTCGTAATCAACTGGCTTGAATACAGGTGAATCAGGAATTTTAATCTTTGGTTTATTTAGGTGAGCTACAAAATCTGAGCAAACACCAGCAAACTGCACTTTCCAGTCAGATTCAATATCCCACCACGAACGCTCTGGAAGAACATTTATGCATTTAGCTGAACTTGGCTTTTTGCCTGGATATGCCCAAACATAACCCCTGCTTGTAATCGTATAGTCATCAGAATTATGAAAAAAACAATTCAAATCATAACGAAACGCGAAACTCAAAGCTTCAGAGTTCTTGCAATGGACCCAAAGCTGATTAGTCCTATCAGTAAGCCATTCACGAGGAATCTGGTATTGCGGACCATCGTGGCCTAGAAAAATTCCAGACTCATTAACCCATAAATCAACTTCTACATCAAAACCTTTTGAAATAGCTTCTTCAACATATTGAGGGTGATTTTCAAACTCTGGTCTTGGACCCTCAGTGTTTCCTCGGTGTGATATATAAATCATTTTTCTACCTGTACCCAAATCCAATTCCTGTGATTGTCACCAGGGCCTGTTTGTCTAATATCCGACTTATAGTTCGTGAAGCCAATTTTTTCAATAAGGTCATCAATCAAGGTGTTTTCATCAGTAATGCTCACGTCTGAGTGACCATTCGTGCTTCCAGCGTCATAGTTGTTGTCATAGTAACCAGCGGTTGGTATATCGCCTTTCCCACCATGACCCATTTGGAAGCACAACTTTCCGCCTGGCTTTAGGACTCTAAAAATATCCTTGAGGATATTGAACCTAATTTCATGCACGCAAATATGTTGGAAGCAAATAACCGCAAATACGACATCATAAACTTCGTCTGCAATTGCTGAAAGATTGTCTCCACTTGTTACATAGAGATTTGGCTCTCCAATGTTATTTGCCTTGATATTAAGTCGCGCCTTCTCAATGTTTACATGAGAAATATCAATTCCATCAATCCGAGAAAAACGATTTGAGAACTTGACAATATTTCTTCCTGGTCCACAACCGTATTCAAGTGCTACAAGACAATTTGTGTCAAAGTCCTTGAATAGAAACTCGTCATAGTCAGACCAGTTATTGTGAGCATCGTATGAACCAACCACTGGGTCTCTGAATTCAAGTGACCACTTTGCCGCGTACTCGTCATAGTACGCATTCTGCATGCCTAGATAGTCTTGTTTTCCTTTGCTCATTTGTTATTCTCCAGATAATAATTAAGGTCTTCTGGGGTTCCGATTCCCCACATTTTTGGAACTTCTTTGATACGAATTTTTTTGCCGTCTTCAATGGCTTCGTTAAATACTGGACATACATAGAATTCGTTGTTTACTCGAATATTCTTTTCAATCATCTGATTGGCATACTTCACATAGTCGGAACCGTGCTTCCAGTAGTAGATGCCTACCGTGGCGTTGTCTGAGATTGGATTCTTTTCTGCAACCTCGCACACAAACCCATCATCTCCAAGCTTTGCGTAAGACCACTTTGGGTGAGTTGCCTTGAATGTCAAAATTCCACCGTCAATCTCGTCAGCTCCAAATGCGTAAAGGCACTCATTGCTATCCCACTCAACTACTTGGTCTGAGTTTGCCATCAGGAGCGGTTGGTCATTGTCAATTAACCCAGATGCGAGAAGCGTTGTGCAGGCAGCTCCTTCTGTCATCCCGTCAACTAGAACAATGTCGCACCCAGGCTTGATTATTCCTAAAACTTGCTTGAGGTTATATTTTTCGTAGTGTTCTTTTTGCACAAGAAAGATAAAGTGAGCATCAACATTCAAGTTTTCAACCACAACTTGAATCATTGGCTTACCATTCACCTCAATTAGTGGTTTGGGAAATGTGTATCCAGCTTGAGCAAATCTTGAGCCAGCGCCAGCCATAGGGATAAGGACATTCATTTTTTCATTCCTCCAAGCAACTGGCTTCTTGCCACGTGTTTCTATTTCATCCACAAAACGCATTAGACCCTCTTTTTTAAGGTCATCAGCGTTCTTTATCGGATACAAATTTGCACCAGAGCTAATTGCGCCTTCTCTACCGATATGAGAATCCTCAATAATTATAGTGTTTGCAGGCGTGGCATCAAGGGAAACCATGCATTGCCAGTACATCTCTGGATGTGGTTTGTGATGTTTTACATCTTCATTACTCATTATGTAACTGACATATTTCAGCACCCCAATTGAATCTAGAGCCGTTATCACCGTTTCTCTGATGGCATTGCTAGCTACAGCAATCTTCCAGCCGCGCTCTTTGAGCGTTTGCATGATGTCAATTGCAACATAATTTTTTGGAAATTCTGACAATATTTTAAGAGTAGCTGACTGCTTGTCTTCCCATACCTGTTGATGTTTTGATTCTGGAAGACCTTTATCTTGGCTCAACATCTTTAGTTTTGTTGTTGTTCCGAGACCGTCATATCTTGATAGATGCTCGTCTCGAGTAATCACATACTTTGGGTCAATCCTGCTTAGAGCAATATTCAGAGAGTCAAAATGCACTTCTCTTGACTCAATAAGAACGCCGTCAAGGTCAAATATGACAAGAAAGTTACTTTTCATTTGGATTCTGTCCAGCGTGTCTATGCCACTTATTGTGGCGAACAGTACTCTTGCCATTGCATTTCATAACATATTTATTTCTTACGCGCAACGACCATTCAACATCTTCTTCTTCATTCCAACCACGCGTTTCATCAAGAGGCTCTTCAATCATTACGTGTTTCTTAATGATAAAAAATCCCCCGGATATATACATGTATTGCGTTTGTGTCCAGTCGTTATAATCAAGCGACCATGCCCTACCATGCCCAGGCTTATCCCATAGTGACCAGTCCATCGGATTTCTAGCACCAGTAATCAAATACTGCGGGCATGAACATATATCCCAATCGGTCCCAAATGTTTTAAATTCTTCGTACCAATTTTTATCAAATACATGGTAGTCATGCATTAAAACGATGTTTTCGTATTTCGCATTTTGTACAAGAATGTTCTTTTTTCTTGTAATCCATCTTGGTTTTACTGACTCGTCAAAATCTATTTTACGGATATCTTCACCGTCTATACCAGATGAATCGCCACCGCCAACAAACAGAATTTCGTACTCGGGAATATTTAAGCTCCGAATATTATCAATTATTTCTTGGAGACGAATCTTGTCTTCAAAAACCGTGATTATTCCAAAGGTCCATTGAATGTCGTTCATTGTGTATTCTGCCATTGCTCTGAATCGGCGAGAAGATTCCTAAAAACTTCATCCCATTCTGGACCTCGAGCTTCCATCGTGAAGTTTTGCAGTTTTTCAAGGTTGTAAGCTGCTTCGTCTATGCGTAGCTCTTTGTTGCGAAGCTCATCAATGTGGTAAATCCAGTCATCATGACTGTACGCAACACGACCAATTTCTCCTTCTTTTGAAAGATACTCATATTCTGGAGCATTAGAAGATATGAAAGGAACTCCAGCAGCTGCGTATTCAAGTCCTTTAATAAATGATTTTGCGTGATTGAATTTCACATCATTTAGCGGCACTAAGCCAATGTCAATTGGCTGGAAAAGAGCCGGATAAGAAAGAATTGGAACAAGAGGTAGGGTGCTAACAATATTTTTTGGAACATCAAGTTGTTCTGCAGCTGTTGGCGCTCCACCCCCAGTGTGACCAGAGTGATGAAACATCATTCTTCTACTTTGGAGATAAGGCCCAATAAAAGGGGAAAGTTGTTCAAGGTCGCCTGAACGCCATGGGGTCGCTCCGACCCATCCAATTTTCACCCTATGGTTTGATGTTATTTTTTTTTGCTTCCAACGCTCAAGGTCTATTCCATTCCTGACCATATAAACATTGCTGCGTTTTGCCGAATAGTAATCATAAAGAAATGGAGTTGATGTAATAACTGCATCAGCAGCCATGATTATTTCAGAGTAAAGTTCGCGATTGTTGTCTGGGTGTTTTTTAGGGTCGGTGGCTTCGTAGGCTCTGTTTGTTGGCGCTAAACCATCAAACCAGTCATCAACATCAACAACTATTTTTTGACCGAGCTCTTTTGCTCGAGGCATATATTCAAGAACTTCTCGTTGCATGAGAAGCTTAAAAACGATTATGTCCCAGCCATGAATGATTTTTCCATCATCAATAATGAGGCCAAAACCTTTTTCTTGGTTGAATCCGGGAAACCCGAGCCCTGTAACCCAACCAAGTTTTTTGAGTTGGTCCATTGGCAACTTGCATCTATACCAAGCGCAACCATTTGGCTGGAGTGGGTCTGTTCCCCAAGCCCAGTCACCAGTAATAAATCCAATGGTAGGTTTTCTCTTCTTGCGCACTTCTAGAATCTAGCAAATAACTACTTTTCTTCTGCGAACCCCATGCTTCGCTCATAAAAAGACGTGCGTTCAATGTGAGTGTCGTTGAAGCTAATAGTTTTTGGTTTATTGATTGCAGTTGATGCAATGGCTTCTTTGTATGGAATTGACTCACCATTTGAAGAATACTTAGCTATTAAAGAATTGACTGCTTCATTTGGCGTATTTCCAACAGCTATTGGGAAATTGTGTTCTTTTTCCCAAAAATCTACAGCATCGCAATCGCCGCCTTCAAAATAATCATTTAAATCACTTGACAAATTTTCAAATCCGCTAATAGCAAACCACTCCCCGCCTTCGTAGACGCCTCCATATCGAGACTGAAACACCATGATTGGGTAAAGGTCATGCTTTGACATAGGCAGATGATAACAAATAAAAACTTGACATACCGGAAGCCTGATTGCAGGGTAAAATATAAAAAGCTATAAAAAACATAGCTGTTTGGAGAAAAAACATGAGCACAAAGTTTATTAAAGACACAGCAGAAAGAGCAGTAATGGCTTTTTTGACAGGCTGGTTGGGTTCAGCAATGGCTGCTGGATTGGATTTTGATTCACTCACAAAAACCGACAACCTCAAGGTTGGGGTTACGGCTTTGGCCTTGTCAATCGCAGCTGCGCTTGGTCTAAAGAAGGTTGGCCCAAACAAGGATTCTGGTTCTGTCCTTTAATTCCAGAAAGCTACATTACTAGTAGCCATCTCTCATCTAAAATTGCTAGAGGTTTTGCTGGGAGAGTCTAATGATTGCTGGGACATACAATATCTACTGTGAACAAGGGACAACGTTTATGCGTGTCCTCACCGTACTTGTCCCTAACCAGGTAGACCCTGAGATAACCACACCATACGACCTTTCTAACCATACGGCGAGAATGCAGGTTCGAAGAACTATTGACGCCCCAAGTATGGTTGAATTAACCACGCAAAACGGTGGGCTCACCATTGATGATGATAATGGCTCAATAACTATTCAAATGGCAGACGAGGTAACGGCTTCGCTAACCAGCAGTGGCATCTACGACCTTGAAATTGTTGACTCAATCGGGCGTGTTTCACGTGTTGTCCAAGGGACATTCACGTTGAATCCAGAGGTCACAAGATGAGCAGTATTCCAAATCAAGTATTTGTCGAGCAGGATACCGCGAATCAAGTAGTTATTGATGAAGCAGCACCAAATCAAGTAATCGTCCGGACAGTTGCCTACACGAGTGGTGCAACACAAAGACATACGCATACTCAACAGGTGGCAGCGTCAACTTGGGTGATAAGTCACGCTCTTGGCGGTAAACCACAGGTGACAATAGTTGATTCTGCAAATACTGTTGTTGTTGGTGATGTAACATATAACAGTAATTCCCAATTGACGGTGAGTTTCACCTCTCCGTTCTCGGGATACGCCTATTTAACTTAAGGCAGGACCATGGCTCAGAAGTTTGTAACCAACTTAGACTTAAATCAAAATCAGCTTCTTAACGCCACCTTCCAGGTGGTGCCTACAGACCCAAATACCAACCTATTTGATGGTCGAATGATTTTCAATAGCACAGAAGGTGTTATTAAAGTCTATGACGCCACTGCGTCTGCATGGCGAAAGATGATTACCGGCGTCACTTCTGCTGGAGGACAGTCATCAGCCCTAACGATTAACGAATCAAACGGTGCAATTTCAATCACTCCAAACCTTGCAACTTCTGCAAGTGCTGGTTTGATGTCAGCATCAGATTTTTCAAAACTGGCGGATTCAACATCAGAGGCAACTGCAAGCAAACTTGTAATAAGAGACGCAAGCAGCCAAGCAAAATTCGGCACTCCTACAGACGATGCGCATGCGGCAACCAAGGCATATGTTGATGCTGCTCGCTCTGGCTTGGATGTTAAGCAATCTGTTCGCGCTGCAACCACTGCGACCGTAAACCTCTCTACGGAAGTTGCTAACGGAAGCATCATTGACGGTGTAACCCTTGCAACCGGAAACCGAATTCTCGTTAAAGACCAAGGTGTTGGTGGTGTCGCACATGCCGATAACGGTATCTACACCGTTAATGCGTCTGGTGCACCAACTCGCGCAACCGACTTTGACTCAACGGCTGAAGTAACACCTGGTGCATTTACTTTCGTTGAAGAAGGTACTGCAAACGGAGATGCAGGTTTCGTCGTTGCAACAAATGGTTCAATCACCGTTGGTTCAACTGCAATCCTCTTTACCCAGTTCTCTGGTACTGGTCAAATTACTGCTGGCGATGGTCTCTCGAAAGATGGTTCAACCCTCAATGTTAATGACGACGATGTAACCATCTATGTTGACGGCAACGATGACCTCGCTGTTAAGTCGTCAGCAACAGCTGGTCAAGTACTTCGCTCAATGGGTTCTGGAACCGCACAGTGGGGTGCTCTTGACCTTGATGATTCAGATGCTGTAACTGGAACACTTGCCATTGCAAATGGTGGTACAAATGCCTCCGATGCTGAGACCGCAAGAACAAACCTTGGATTAGCAATTGGAACAAATGTTCAGGCTTATGATGCCGAACTTGCAGCACTTGCTGGTCTAACTTCAGCAGCAAACAAACTGCCGTACTTTACTGGTTCTGGAACAGCTGCACTGACAGATTTAACATCTGATGCTAGAGGCCTTCTTGACGACGCAACTTATGCAGACATGCGAACCACACTTGGTCTCGCTATTGGAACCAATGTTCAAGCGTACAACATAACTCTCGCCGCTGTTTCTGCAAGTACCTATGTTGGTGATGACAGCATCACAACATTGGGAACAATTACTACTGGTACGTGGAATGGCACAACAATTGCCATTGCAAATGGTGGCACCGCAGCAACATCTGCTGCAGGCGCAAGAACAAATCTTGCTGCAACAACTGCTGGAACTACAAGCACTCCAGTTCTTGCAAGAATTGCAAAACAGGGTTGTACCGCACACTCTGGTGGAGTTTCAACAACAACAGTAACTCACAATTTTGGAACCAAGGACGTAATTGTTCAAGTGTACGAAGTTGCAACAGGAGAAACAGTAATTGCTGATGTAACCCGCACCAGCAATGATGTTGTGACGGTTGTAATTAACGGCACTGTTGACACCAACTCTTTCACTATTGTTGTAACAGGCTAAAACAAACAACCCTGCGGGGTTAAAACAAGAGATTGACTGAGGTCATGGCTCAAAAATTTACAGTACCAGTAACGATTAAAAACCTGTCAACAGCAGGTTCGGATGGTCTTACTGTATTTCTTGACCAAGAATCTTTTGCAAGACTAAAAGTAGAAGCTGGTGGGCGCATTACATGGGGTGCAGGCTCTGGCGCTGGAGACACAAATCTCTATCGAGATTCTGCGAACGTCCTAAAGACTGACGACACATTTAAGGCTGCTGGCCTATATGTTTCTGGAACACAAATTGACCCAACTGGTGCAACTGCTGGTGATGCACTCGTATTCAACGGCACAAAGTTCGTATCTGCATCTGTTGCTGGTGGAGGTGGAGGTGGCGGTGATGCAACACTCACTGTTTCCGATACGCCTCCAGCCGGAGCTGGCGAAGGCGAACTCTGGTTTAACTCAACAGACCTTGAAATTTATATTTACTATTCCAATGCTTGGGTGCAATTAACAGATTCGCAAAGCGGTGTCCAAGAACTATACGAACTTGTTGATGTTTTAATTAATGACCCAGTCAATGGGGAAACGCTTGTTTACAACGGAACAGAATGGGAAAATGGATTTGTTCCTAGGCTTCAAACCGCGCGAACAATATCTCTAACCGGCGACGTCTCTGGTTCTGTTTCATTTGATGGTTCACAGAATGTTTCAATGGTTGCAACAGTGCAACCATCAGACTGGAATCAAACAAATACGTCTGCTGCTGACTATATAGAAAACAAACCAGATGTATATAACACTGGAGATGACCTGTATCTTGACCCACAAGGAACAGGCCTTGTTTATCTAGCGGGCGACATGATTCCATTGAGTTCATCAGTATCTCTTGGCTCTTCTGCTAGTCCATATAACGAAGTATGGGTTGGTCCATCATCATTAAAAATACTTTCACAAGATGGCGGTCCGACGATTACATTGAGTAATCAAGAAGACTTCCTGCGAGTTCAATCTGGTGGACTAATCGTTGAAAGCACAGCATCAGTATCAACCGGTGGAATCTTCAGAGTTGACCCACAAGGTCAAATTTTTGTTACATCTGCATACCAGAATCCAAATAAATCATCAGTATTGACGATTATTGGAAACAATGTTGGAACTTTTTCTCCTCCAGTAAACAGTGGTGGAATGGTTCATATAACAGGTCATGACAACTTAACAAGTAGAATTGTCAATGATAGTTATGGAAATTCTGTTTTCAGCCAGATGGCTGGACGACATGCTGCTGGAACATCTGCTTCTCCAACTGCTGCAAGAACTGGTCCACTATTCAGAATCACTGGCGCTGGCTGGAGACCTGGCGCTGACTTTGGGATTGCTGGAGATGAACCTCCAGTGTTTGTTGATTTTTATGCAAAAGAAGACTTTGAAGAAAACGACACCCCAACGGAAATTCGTTTCTACACAACGCCTAGCGGGCAGTATGAAGGTGTGCTGAGCACAGTAATTGACTCTTCTGGCATTCAACTAGAACAATCTGGTTCTGGAATAACTTTTTATGACAACACAGTTCAGACAACTGCATGGACTGGAAGTATTCCAATAAACAATCTTTCAGATGTAACAATAACTGCATCTTATTCAATTGGAGACACTGGCCCTGCTGGCGGAAAAATATTCATTACACCTTCAACTGCTGGAAATACAACTGGTAAGTACTTCGAGGTGTCACCATCATCAGCCACAGTTGAGCGCAGATGGTCAACCGGAGCCAATCATTTAATAGCAGTACCTGGTGGAACCGCAGTAGAAATTGGGACAGGTGAACAAAATACTATAAACATCGTTGCACAATCTGGAAATGTGTCTGCAACTTCAGCAGCAGTTTATGCAAGTGAGTACACATATGGTGGTTATTCAGATTGGTTTTTGCCATCTAAAGACGAATTGAACCAGTTAGTTGTAAATAAAGAAAGTATTGATGGCTACAGTTCTGTTGCGGCTCACTGGTCTTCTTCTGAATCTTGGGCAGAGGGTGCATGGGTTCACGATATTGGCGCTAATGCTCTATATGACGCGCCAAAAGATTACATAGATGCCCATGTTCGCCCAGTTCGTTCTTTTACTGCTCCAGCAAT